AATACTTGATAAATAAAGAAAAACTCTGTCCAAAATGGCTGCTATTATAACTGATCAGATTAGAATTTTAAATGCAGGTAATTTTATTGCTGGTGTATCAAATGCTGGCAATTCTTATTATTCTTTTATTGGATTGACTAATGCTGAAGATTACCAAGAAGATTGGGATTCTGATCCACCTGCTCCGAAAGATAATTTTAGTCAGGAGGATGATTATTGGGATACTATGGTAGCATTGAAGAAAATCAATACTGCTGATGCAAGACAAGTTGTTCAAAAACTAAATTGGTCTTCTGGAACAACTTATGATATGTATCGCCATGATTATAGTAGATCAAACACTGCTGTAGTTTCTGGTGCTACCAACCTTTATTCTGCATCTTATTTTGTATTGAATAGTGATTTTAGAGTATATATTTGTCTGCAGAATGGTACGGATCCTGATAATACAGAAGGACGACCATCTTTAGACGAACCAACTTTTACCGATTTAGAACCAAGATCTGCTGGAACAAGTGGTGATGGTTATATTTGGAAATACCTTTATACAATTAAACCTAGTGAAGTTGTTAAATTCGAATCAACAGACTTTATGCCAGTCCCAACAGATTGGACAACTTCAACAGACAATTCGGCTGTAAGAGATAATGCTGTTGATGGTGGAATTAAAATTGTTACAATAACTGATAAAGGAGTTGGTCTTGGTACTGCAAATAGTGTGTATACTTCCGTTCCTATTAAAGGTGATGGTAGTGGAGCAGAGTGTACAATCGTTATTGATGCAAATCAACAAGTTAGTTCTGTCACAGTTTCTAATCAAGGATCTGAATATACCTATGGAAATGTTGATTTAGTTGCTGGTGGTGTTCCAACAGGAACTACAAGACCAACATTTAATGTAATCATTCCACCTCAAGGTGGGCATGGTGCAGATATCTATAGAGAACTTGGTGCATATAATGTTCTATTATATTCTAGAATTGAGAATGACAGCACAAATCCAGACTTTATAACAGGAAACCAAATCTCAAGAGTTGGTGTAGTAGAAAATCCACAACAATTTGGATCATCTTCAAATCTTTCTGCAGATAAAGCAAGTTCACTTGGTGCTTTAAAATTGGTTGGTGCTGGATACAGTACAGCAACGTTCTCAGGAGATTCTTATTTTATTCAAAGTGTTTCTACAGGAACAACTGCAGTGGGAAGGGTTGTAAATTATGACCAAAATACTGGAGTTTTAAAATATTGGCAAGATAGATCTCTTGCAGGATTTAATACTGTGGGAACTGCACAAACTCAACCTACATATGGATTTGATTTAACTGAATTTTCTTCAAGTCCAGGAACGGGAGGATCTTTAGTAATATCACCAACTACAGGTCAAGATTTGTCAATTGATACTAGTTTTTCGGGTATAAGTACTGTAATAAATAATCGTACATACTACCTTGGTCAAACTTTTGCCAATGGTGTTTCTAATCCAGAAGTTAAGAAACATTCTGGCAATATTATTTACGTTGATAACAGACCGTCTATAACCCGGTCATCGAATCAAAAAGAAGACATAAAAGTTATTTTGCAGTTCTAAAGAATTATGCCTCAACAAACCAACCTCAACGTATCACCATATTTTGACGATTTTGATGCAACTAATGATTACCATAAGGTATTATTTAAACCTGGATTTCCTGTCCAAGCAAGAGAGTTAACAACTCTACAATCCATACTGCAAAATCAAATTGAAAAATTTGGTCAACATTTTTTCAAAGAAGGATCTAAGGTAATCCCAGGAAATACTGGATATAGTCAAATATATTATTGTGTGCAATTGGAAAACACTTATCAAGGTGTTCCTGTATCTGCTTATGTTGACCAACTAGTAGGAACAAAAATAACAGGTCAAACTTCAGGTGTAACAGCGTTTGTTGATAGTGTTATATTACCAGAAGATTCTGAAAGGGGTAATCTAACACTATACATCAATTATTTAACCTCTAGCACTTCTAATAATTCAACACAAACTTTTAGTGATGGAGAATCATTAACATGCACAGATTCTTTGTCTTCTGGTTTACTTGGAAATTCTACAATAGCAGCGGGAACTCCTGTTGCAATAACGCTTTCATCAGCAGCTGCTGCAACTGGATCAGTATTTCAAATTGATAGTGGAGTTTATTTTATAAGAGGAAATTTTGTAAATGTAAATAAAGAAAGTTTAATACTAGATCAGTACACTACTACTCCAAATTATAGGATCGGTCTTTTAATAGACGAAAGTGTTGTTAATTCAAATATTGATGAAGAATTAAATGATAATTCTCAGGGATTTAATAATTATGCTGCACCTGGAGCAGATAGATTAAGAATTAGTGTAAATTTATTTAAAAAAGCACTTGATGATTTTAATGACGATAACTTTATTTTACTGGCAACAGTTATTAATGGTGCTCTTCAGATAAACAAGAGAAAGAGTATTGCAGGTGGTGGTGTTGGGTTTAGTGATTTAACAGATGTTCTTGCTAGAAGAACATTTGATGAATCTGGACATTATTATGTTAAACCATTTGATGTAACTGTTACAAACTCTTTAAACGATAGAGTTGGTAATGGTGGAATTTTTAATGCAGGGCAATTTTCTCCTGGTGGGGTAACTGTATCCGATTCTCTTGCGTTATATAAAATTTCTCCAGGAAAAGCATATGTAAAGGGATATGAAATTGAATCTTTAAGTGCTGTTTACTTAGATGTAGATAAACCAAGATCAACTAGGACAATTGAAGATCAAAGTATAATTTATAATACTGGTCCTACTCTAAGACTCAATAGAGTTTATAGAAATCCAGTGGTTGGTCTAGGAAATACTTATTTTGTAAGTCTTAGAGATCAAAGAGTAGGATCTAATCAAGAAACTCTTCCTGGCAACGAAGTTGGAGTTGCTAGGGTTTATGATTTTAGATTGGAGTCTGGTTCATATAATACATCTGATGGAAATTTAAATGAGTGGAATCTTGCTCTTTATGATATCCAAACTAACGTAGAAATCTCATTAAACCAACCATATACATTATCAACTCCAACTTTTGTAAAAGGTGCTAATAGTGGAGCAACGGGATTCTTAAGATATGAAGTTAACGCTGGAACAGCACTTACAGTATATGAATCTGAAGGATCTTTTATACCAAATGAAAGACTAATATTTAACGGTATTGATAACGGAAGGATTGCTATTGCAGTCACTGAGCATAATATTTCAGATGCAAAATCTGTTTATGGAATGGTTGGATATGATGGAAATGATTCGTCAGTAGGTATTAACACATTTAGTGCAGATGTAATTCAATCAACTAAGTTTACTGTTGGAATTGCAACAATAAGTGCTGTTTCTGGAGGAATTAGTACTGTAAAAAGTAACAATTCTGCATTCCCAGGAACTTTAGTAAAAGAAAACGATCTAATTAAATATACCGACAATACTACATCTGGACTTCTTACAGAAGATCCAATTGTATCTAGAGTTGTTAGTGTTGGCACTACACATATCGATATTGAAAGTGTAACTTCAGTTGCAGGAATATCCAGCGGACTTCTTCCAGCAGCAACATTAAATGTAACTGATTTTAAGGTTATTACAACAGATTTGGCACCATCTTCAGATGATTCTTTATTCACTGCATTATCAAAGATAAATATATCCGATATTAATCTTGATGATGCATCACTAACAATTAGAAAAACTTTTGATGTAATTATCGCAAGTAACGAACTTACTACTCAAGTAGTTGCGGATACAAATGAAACTTTCTTACCGTTTGATGAAGAAAGATACTTGCTAATTAGAGATGATGGAACAACTGAATCATTAAATAGTGATCAGTTAGACATTTCTCCTAATGGTAAAACACTGCAGATTCGTGATTTAGGATCTAACAGTAACGCCACCTTGATTGCTTCTCTAAGAAAAGTTAAACCAAAAGCAAAACAAAAAATTAAAAATAGAGTTAGTTCAATAATTGTTGATAAATCTAAATTGGTTGGGTCTGGAATTGGAACAACAACTTTGAACAATGGATTGACTTATGGATCTTTCCCATTTGGTACTAGAGTTGAAGATGAAGTCATTTCTTTAAATGCTCCTGATATAATTAAAATTCATGGAATTTATGAATCTTCAGACAATTCTGCGGCTTCTTGTCCGCAAGTAACTTTACAAACAATTAATACCCAATCAACCACATCTCAGGAACTTTTAATTGGAGAAAGGTTTGTTGGTCAGACAAGTGGTGCTGTTGCAATTGTATCAGAAAAATTAGATAATTCTAATATTTCTTTTATACCTAAAAATGAAATTAGTTTTGTTGAAGGAGAAACTGTAGAATTTGAAGAGTCTGTGGCATCTGCACTTGTTTCAACATTAATAACACCAAGTTTTAATATTTCATCAAATTATAGTTTCCAAACTGGTCAAGAAAAAACTTTCTATGATCATGGACGAGTAAGAAGAAAAGCAGATTCTTCTGCACCTTCTAAGCAATTGAAAATCTATTTTATGGATGCTTCTTTCTCTGCAACAGATGATGGTGACATAACGACCGTCAACTCCTATGATCAATTTGACTATACAACAGAAATTAAAGACATAGAATTAAATAGAAATACTGATATTATTGATATCAGACCTAGAGTTTCTACTTTTGTTACTACAAATACTAATACTAGGTCTCCTCTAGAATTTTTAGGTAGGTCATTTACTTCACCAGGACAATCAGCAAACACTGTATTATCATCTGATGAAGCAATTTTGGCTGATGTTAGTTATTATCAAGGAAGAATTGATAGGGTTTATCTTACAAAAGAAGGTAAATTCCAAATAATGTATGGAACCCCTTCTGATGATCCGGTTAGACCTGATCCAATTGACGATGCTATTGAAATTTGTAGGGTTGAACTTCCACCATTCCTTTATGATCCATCTCAAGCATCCATATCTTTTATGCAACATAAGAGATATCAGATGCAAGATATCAAGAAACTTGAAGATAGAATTAAAAGTCTTGAATATTATACTACATTATCTCTTCTTGAAAAAGAGACGGCAAACTTCTTTATTCCAGATAATAATGGTTTAAACAGATTTAAGTCTGGTTTCTTTGTTGACAACTTTAATGATTTTAGCGCACAAGAACTTAATCTTCGTGTCAATAATTCTATTGATAGAAAGTTTAACGAATTAAGACCAAGACATTATACAAATTCTGTTGATTTAATATTTGGTCCCGTTATTGATACAGATCCTACTGATGATTTAAATTTTGCAGAAATTGAAGGTATTAATGTAAGAAAACAAAATGATATAGTAACCCTTGACTATTCTGAAGTAGAATTTATTAAACAAAATTTTGCTACAAGAACTGAAAGTGTTACTCCTTTTCTCATTAGTTTTTGGAATGGTACATTAGAACTCACTCCATCTTCTGATAACTGGGTAGATACTGCCAGACTTGATGCAAAAATTATTGAAACTGAGGGTAATTATAATGAAGTATTTGATCAAAATGTCGAAAACGGTCTAATTGATCCTCAAACAGGATTTGGTCCTATGATTTGGGATTCTTGGGAAACCAATTGGACTGGTGTTGAAGTTGTTGAGGAAACTAGACGAAATGTGATTCAAAATGGTCCTGATGTAATTCAGAACGAGAGAATGTGGTACATGAGATTGAGTAGAAGATCAACCAGACAAGTTACAGATTCAGTTGTTGAAGAAGATATTAGATCTACAAAACAGTTTGGAACTACTTCAAGATCTGGTGTCAGAACTATTGTTACTGAATCGTTTGATATGGAGTCTGTCGGCGACAGAGTTGTAAGTAGAGATCTTATTCCATATATGAGATCCAGAAACGTTGAATTTGTTTCTAAGAAAATGAAACCACTTACTAGAATGTATGGATTCTTTGATGGTATTAATATTACTGAGTATTGTGTGCCTAAACTTTTGGAAATTACCATGTTATCTGGAACTTTCCAGGTTGGTGAAACAATTGTTGGTGAAATGGAAACAACTGGTCTTGCTGAAACATCTGCAGAATCAAATGCAAGCATTAGATTTAGAGTTGCCCAATCTAATCATAGAGAAGGTCCATATGATGCACCAACTAAAACTTATGTAGAAAATCCATATTTAAATATTCCACTATCTGGATCATACTCATCCACTTCTACTATTGTCAATGTAGATACATTTTCTCTTGCATCTCAAGCAAGAGGTGATTTCTATGGTTGGGTAAAATCAGGAATGCGACTAGTTGGATCATCAAGTGGTGCTACTGCTACTATCGAAAATATCAGACTTATTTCTGACTTATCTGCCACTTTAATTGGTAGTTATTATATTCCCGATCCTAATAATATTACTTTCCCAAGATTTGAATGTGGAACTAAGACTTTTACTCTTACTAATGATATTGACAACAATCAAGATAATGCAACTACAATTGCAGAAGAATCATTTAGTGCATCTGGTACTCTAGAAACAGTTCAAGAAAATATTATTTCTGTTAGAAATGCAAAAGTTGAACTTAAGAATGAATTCCAAAGTAGAAATGTTAGTAGAGATCTTGGAACAGAAGTTATTAATAGTAGAGTTATTTCTTCTCGAACAAGAACTCAAACTGTTATTACCTGGTATGACCCACTTGCACAATCTTTCTTAGTAGAAGATGAAACAGGAGTGTTCTTGACTAGTTGTGATGTCTTCTTCAGATCTAAAGATGACATGGATATTCCTGTTGTATTCCAGTTGAGAACTATGATAAATGGTTCACCAAGTTCAAGAGTTCTTCCTTTCTCTGAAATAGTTTTAGATCCTAATGATGTTCAAACATCAGCTGATGGATCAATTGCTACTAACATTCAATTCAAAGCACCTGTGTATGTTGAGGGAGGTACTGAGTATGCAGTATGTTTAGCATCTAATTCCACCAAGTATAGTGTTTATATTTCTAGAATTGGGGAAAATGATCTTTTAACTGATACATTTATCTCCAACCAACCATATCTTGGATCTCTATTTAAATCACAGAATGCTTCTACATGGGAACCAAGTCAATGGGAGGATCTCAAGTTTACTCTCTATAGAGCGGACTTTATTGATAATGGATCTGTTGAGTTTTATAGTCCAGAACTCACTAGAGGAAATGCACAGATTGCAAAATTAACCCCTGATCCTATTATTCCTCAATCTAGATCAATTAGAGTTGGTCTTGGAACTACTGTTGCGGATGCATATGAATTTGGAAATACATTCTTCCAAGCATCAACAAATGCAACTGGAGATCTTGTAGGAACTGCAGGTTCTGCTGTAGGTAATCTTTCAATTAGTAATGTGGGTCTTGGATATACTCCTGCTGATGCTGGGCAAACTTTTGCTGGGGTTAATCTTGTTACGCTAACTGGTAACGCTAGAGGGACCACAGCAGATACTACCATTAGAAATGGAAGCATTGTTGCTTCTGGTGCTACTATCAATAATGCTGGAGGTTCTGGATATCAAGTTGGAGATGTTGTTGGAATTGACACAATTGGTGCCGCATCTGTCGGTAGAAATGCAAGACTTACGATTGCAGGAATTGGAGTTACTAACGAACTTATTCTTAATAATGTTCAAGGTGAGTTTGTTGTTGGTGCAGCAAACACCCTGTTCTTCTTCAATAGTTCGGGTATTTCTACAGAATTAAATTCTTCTGGTGCAGCTGGTCTTGGAACTGGTGGAGATGTTCAAATTACAAATATCGTAACTGACCATGATGGAATGCACTTCAAGGTCAATCATCAGAATCATGGAATGTATTTCTCTGACAATTTAGTAAGTATATCTGGAGTACATCCAGATATTAAACCAACTAAATTAACTGCAGAATACTCTTCCACTTCTACAAGTCAAATTGCTGTTGGTGGAGCAACAACATTCTCAACTTTTGAAAGTGTTGGAGTTGGAACAACAAACGTAGGATATCTTTTAATTGGAGAAGAAATCATTAAGTATACTAATGTTAGTGGAAACAGCATTGGAGGTGATATTGTAAGGGGTACAAATCCAAAGACATATCCAATTGGCACTCCTGTTTACAAATATGAACTTGGTGGAATTAATCTTAATAGAATTAATAGAACTCATGCATTGAGTGATGTCACTAAAATTGATCCGTTTACATTTGACAGTTATCAAGTTAAAGTTGATACTAGTGTAGCAACTGGAACTGATAGAAGTACAGATGTTGGGTTCCCTAAACTTTATATTTCAGGAAATAGATCTACTGGAGGATCTAAAGTTAGGGCATCTCAAAATATGCCTTTTGAAATCATTACCCCACAAGTTCAAAATGTAACTGTTCCTGGAACTAGTATTTCTGCTGAACTTAGAACAACTACATCTAAGAGTTTTAGTGGTAATGAAATTCCATTTGTTGATTCAGGATTCCAAGACATTACTATAAATCAAAAGAACTATTTTGATACTCCAAGGATGATTGCATCTAAAGTAAATGAAGACGCACAACTAACTAATATTGTTGGTAGTAAGTCAATGCAGATGAGACTTTTCCTTTCATCTACAGATACACGCATAAGTCCTGTCATCGACTCTCAGAGAACAAATGCTATTCTCACTTCTAATAGAGTCAATAATATAATTTCAAATTATGCAACAGATCCTAGAGTAAATAATGCTGTTGATGATCCAACAGCATTCCAA